AAGAAGAAAGCGTCTGGGTCAGTCAGATAATGATTGACAGTATAGCCACCGGGTAACACACCTGTGTTTTTGATAGCGTTAATGTCGTTATCTGCCGTTCCTGAACGCTGAGTGCTGTTCAATATTCTGTCAGCAACGAAAGTAAGTTGTGGTGGAACCACAAGTTTCGATGCGTTAACGGATATTGTCAGACCTCTATCGTCTGTAAATGTAGATATGTCAATAAGCGCATCCTCTAATGAAGTTTCATTAAGGTCAGCCATAGAAGTAGCTCTATTCGCAGCTGAACCACCACCAGAAAGTGGGTGATCTGTTGCGATTAAAGGTTTTCCATCGCCACCAGTGAAACTGGTAGAGAAAGCGTTATTAAGTACATTAGCTCCTTTCACTTCTTTGGTGTTAGCCATAGAACGTGCTAGTGCTTTTGTATATCTCTTTCCTAAAGAGTCATAAAGGTTATCTTCAACTGCTTCTTCAGTTAGTGCAAAAGCCAACGCAATCGTGTCATGCGTGTATCTTGCAGTGTAACTTTCAGTAGCGTTGTCAAAAACAACACCTTGACCTTCAGACTTAGTTGGTGCAGAACCAAATCCAACGATTAATACTTCTTCTTCAAAGGCTTTTGATGAGTCTTCGATTGAGAAGATTTCAGTATATTCTTGGTCGTACTGATCGTACTCCATTCCAAATAAACTGTTTAATCCCGGTTCTAATTCGGCAGCTAATTGTGCTCTTGAAATTGCCATGTTTTACCTACCTTATGCTAGTCCAGCACCTTTTTGTCCCATGATATGATTTTGTATCACACACATGACATTGGTGTTGGCGGTTGCTACGTCCGAGTTATTAGGGTCCTGTGATATATCTAACGCTTTGAGCGGTAACGTAGCGGTTGTAGCACCAGTAGTTACATCTAGCTCAGTATTAGATTGTCCAGAGCTTGTATCGCCAACAGGTGAACCATCAACGATGTCAAAGTTTCCAAACAGATCGGCGACTGGAAAAGTGTCGTCTGCTTGTACTTCAAAAACCACGTTAGGATCATCTATTACATTTGCGATAATATCAGAAGCAGTAATACTGCCCGGATAATAGTTTTTAAAAACTTGTTCGCCTTCAGAGTTTGTATAGCTTACGCCGTTAAACACACCCACGATAGGAACAGTTCCAGTAGCAGCATGTCTGCCTAATACGCCAGCTGTTAGTTGTGTAACTAAGTCGCCTTGGTATATAGGTGTAGTTGCTCCACTAGCTATTCTATATCTGGATTGTCCTCCAGAGTAAGGTGCTCCACTCATCATACGAACAGGTTTTAAGCCAAATGCTGAATCTTTATTAGCCATTTTTATTTTCCTGTTAAGTTAAATTACTTTTTTCCAAAAGTAACCTGAGTTTCCCTTTTAGAATCATACTTAACATATCGATTGTCTTTTGCGCTGTCGTTAAACATTGTGTTGTCTAACGCTTCGTTAGCCTTACGAGTTGATTCCTCATAATACTCTCTACGCTCTTGAACAGTCTCTATGGGCATTTTTGCTAAAATAAGTCCCTCGTTATGTACAACACCAGCCAATCTGCCTTTTTCTATAGTAGGAAGTTGCCAACCATCGGGAAGTTCAGAACCTTGTACAAGCTCCCAACCTTCTCGAAGTCTATAACTTACGTTATTTGCATCTTCTTGACCTAAGAAAGACTCCCTAATCCATCGGTAAACATAACCTTCAGGTGGTTCGGGTGTCTCCAGCTTCTTAACTGGTCTCCATGGTGTTCTGCGAGCTTCTTTATCGTGCGTCTCGGAATCACGAGTGTGTCTAGCTGTATCTATATCTTTATCTGCCATTATCTTGCCTCTCTTTGTGAAATTTTTTGTTTCTCTTTGGCTACTCTTTTCAACCAATCTTCTTCAGACATGTTGTAAGGTTTTAGCCCTCGTAGGCGGTCTAACTCAGACTTAGAAAAAGTCACGCCGTTATTCTTGCCTTGTGTTTTTTGCCTACTTCCTACGGAAGCTGATGCGACTCTTTGCACAGCGGGTCTTTCATCATTTTCTTCGGCTTTTTTTGAAGTACCCAAATCAGGGTAAACTTTAAAAACTCTTGTATTCAACTCACTATAATAATCGTCAGAATCAGGCTCATAGCCCTCATTAACGAGATTAAAGTGTGTGAAATAAGCAAACTGTGTTGCTTCTTTGTTCGTGTTGTCAGTATCGTCACCATACCATTTATTGCTACTAGCCCAATCTAAGGCTTCAGGCGTAGGATCAACTTGTTGCTGTTGTACTTGCTGTTGCTGGTACACTGGCTGTTGAGCAAGTTGTGCCTGTTCAGCATCTCTTCTGTTTTTTGCTAACCTGACCTTCTCTTTCTGTATAGAAAGATCACTTTTTAGCGTATCTGCTTTTGACATCAGTTCAGCATCACCAGATTCCACTGCCTTCTTATAAAGGTCATCAGCCTGTTGTTCTTTTGCTTGTAGAGACTGCTCTTCAGCTTGCATAAGCTGATTTCTGGTCTGGTTCCAGTCATTCTTGTAAAGAGCAGCTTCTTGTTCTTTTTCTGCTAAAGTTTGCTGTAATAAAGCTGCTTTTTCTTCAGCTTCTCTAGTTCTTGCATTTAGTTTGTTGATTCTTTTAGAAACACTTTTAGTATATTTATCTAATTCGTCATCAGATTTAACCTCGTTATCAACGGGTTTTTCTTCAACATCTTCAACAACTTGTATGTCTAACTCTTGTTCTTCAACCATTTCTGTTTGATTTTCACTCATTATAAACTCACTATGTCATCTGGATTAGAAATCGTACCTATAACTTCATCGTCATTAATGATTCTAACTTCCGCACCATCATCTAATTTAAACCTAGCTCCAGCGTACCTTCCAATAAGTACCCACTGCTTCTCTTCGCACCAAGGAGCTCCATATTTTGCTTCATCGCCATAACAAAGTGGTCCCTTTTTAACCACATAAGCAACTACTGTCGCCAGTGATTCTTTATCAACCGCTTCTTTTGTTAAAACAATTCCGCCCTTCGTAACACCCTTACCACGATAAGGAAGCACTAAGATTTTCCAACCTGTTGGTTGAGGCATACGATCTAAAGCACTAGCATCTAATTTTGTAGGGTCTAATACGACCTCTTCTGGATTTACATACGCAGAAGATAAATCAACCAAATCCTTCGGATTTTTTGCTATTTCAATTTCACTCATTGTCTACCTTAAAGTAATTTTTTATAAAATCTTGTATAAAGTATATAGCTTCTAGTTGTCCTTGCAAGTATTTATGGTGTTCTATATCTTTCAAAGCTCCAGACATATAAGTTTCTGCAACTTGATCTTCCTTTTTTTTAAGCTCCTTTCCTAGCTTTTCTGCAAAATCAATAGAATCCATTACGTCTTCATCTTAAACTCTAAGCCTTGTGTGGCAGCTCCGCCACCACGACACTTAACTACCTTGCCACCTTTGTTTTTATACTGCACTTTAACGCCTTTCTTTTTAGCAGCGTTCTTAGCCATAGCTATTCCTTTGGGCGTATAAGAGTAATGTTTACTTCCTACTTTTGGCATTTTATTTCTTCTTTTTAGAGCCCGCTGGTCTTCCTCTTTTCTTAGGAGCGGGTTTAGTTGCTTTCTTCTTAGGGGCTACTTTTTTTGTAGCCTTTTTCTTTTTCGGTTCTTCTTCTACCACAACCTCTTCTACAACCTCAACTTTATTCACTTCAGCAACAACAGGTTCAGGGTTAGGTACAACTCCGCCAGCATCGATAATAGCTTGCTTTGCTGCTATTCTTTTGTCAGAAGCCTTTTTTCTTTTCTCTTCTTCAAGAGCTTTAGCTTCTGCTTCTTTAATCTCAGCCTGTCTCGCCAGTTTCTTTTCTTCTCGCAATTTTTTCATTGCTTCTCTTACATAAGATGTAGTCATATTAATTTCCTCGCATTTTTTGTTCTAACTCCAGCAACTTAAATTCAGCTTGCTGTTGCAATCTATCTAAAGCCACTTGAAGTTTATCATCAGCAATAGTTTTTTGTACATCTAAACGTCTTTGTTGTAGTTGTGCATCAACCATTGCATTATCGGACATAGCCTGTTGTTTTAACTCGAACTGTTCTGCGTCCATATCCAGTTCTTTGTCTTTTAGGGCTAATTCTTGTTGTCTTATTGCAACCAAAGGATCAGTCTCATCGGATTGTCCTATTGAGGACAAGAATTGATTGGTTAGTTCAGCCAATATGGGTGAGCTCATTTGATCCATCATCATCTGTAGTTCTTGCTGTATTTGTTGCGCCTGTTCTGGAGTAACTTGTTGCATTTGTTGTTGTAAGGCAGCTATTCTTTGTTGTAATTCAGGAGGCATTTGCTGTTGTGCCAGCTGACTTGCAAAGAACTGAATATGTTGCATAACATGACTTATTATTAAAGATTGTATTTGTGGATTCTCTTTCACAACTTTCGTTAAAAATAGACTTTGATGCGCTTCTATGTGCGCCTCATGGTTCTGTTGTTCAAATGCTTGAGCTGGCTGTCCTAACAACAAACCACTATTTTCTAAGCCCGCATCTACAGGCTTTGGAGTCATGTCTGGTGGAGGTTGTAACAAAGACTCAATATTATCAACTCCTAATGCACTGTACATTCTGCTGTAGGCTTCATATATACCAGTAGGTCCATGCACTTGTGGGTTAGACTGAACCATTTGTAACAGCTCTTGTGCCATGGTTATTCTTTGGCTTTGTGAGAATATGTTTGGGTCAGATACAGGAATAATATCGACACGCTCATCAAAATCACTAAGTTTAATATCTCTAGGTCCTGAACCTGTTTCATAGTCATAAGTAGGAGGTAGATAGTCTGCAAACACTTTAGCTAAAAGATTAAATTCTAACCTTTGTGCATAATGTAAACGCTTATGTATGGCGCTCATAACCTTAGTGCCACGCTCTAATAACGCCACTGTGGTGCCTACAGGCATGGCTTGGTTCATATCGCCAACATTCATGTCTGATATAGCTGCAAAACGCTTTCCTGAATCAACCAATATGGCTAAAAGTTGCATCAATACATTACTTGGTTCTTTAATCGGTAATGGTATGAGGTTTTCTCTTAATGACCCGCCTGTAGTGTCTATATCTCTAAATTCACCCGGTTGCAATGGATCGGCTTCGTCTCTTATACGCATACCTCTAGCTTTAAAGCCAGCTGGTAAGTTAGCCAAAGTACCAGCATCAATGAGCTGTCTTAGAATAGATGTAGTTGCCTTAGAAAGACCTCCTATCATGTGCGACAAGCCTAAGCCGTAGAATCCTAACCCCGGTAAGAACTTATATTGCACAAAATAGTTAATCTTATTTTTTGAAACGTCTTGTGGGTTAAAATTA